GAGGAGGCAAGCGGGGTGATGTCGTGATAGACACCGCCGTTCTCGACGTAGAATTTGGAGTTTGTACCGAAGGCAAGAAGGTTACTGCCGATGTGGGTAATCCAATTCCACATGGAACGGACGACACCTTTGAAAGTGTTACCGGGCGAATAGTTAATCCACCCACCAATTTTTTCAGCAAAGCCAGAGCGAAAGCGAATCTTATCGCCAGCGTAGAAGCCACCTTCGTTCGCGTAACTAGTAGACTCTCGGTTTACACCCGGTCGCAGTTCAAGTTTTGACAGCGGCATCCGTTACTCTCCGCCATTCGGGTTTACCAACGCCACGAGAAAAATGCGGCAAATCAAACAACTTGATGCCGTTCCCGCCCCACGAGTTCAAGGGATGGAGCGATTCCCAGTATGCGCCAAGCGGCGCGATAGCGGCTTTATCGTACACCAACTTGCCGCCCATGAAAAAATTCAGGTCTACTGCACGGCGTTGCAGATGAAGGCTCTGCATAGTCTTGGAACGCCCGGTCTTCACATAAATTTCTTGCTGTTCCGGTGTCCGGTACAACTCACCGGCAGTGACCTGAAAACCAAGTTCGGTAGCCCGCTGAACTAAGCGGCCTACATCAAGAAGAAAGTCGGCTTGTTCGGATACGTTGCTCATTTCAACGCCTTCTCAAGAGCCTCGCTCTTGTCCTTGGAACCCTGCGAAGAACCAAAGTAGTAACTGACGATCTGGGTGCTAATGGCACTCAGCACGCCCAAGATGTAGATCAAGATGTCCTTACGGGACGAATCGACCGGAGAGTGGTCAAACATGACCACCGCAAATAAAGCAAACGTTATTAAGAGAAGGGTTAAAGCAAGAATAGGGGTGATAACTTTATTAAGGAGCGGGGCTTTGTCAGACGTAACAATTTCGACTTCACGGTTCCGGGCTGAATCCGTGTCCTTGAGCCGAAGGGTCAACTCTTCGATGTCGAGTTTGTTCTCCTCCAACTTGAGCCGCATCAACTCTTCTTCATGCTCCATCTGAGCCATCTGAAGTTTGGCAACTTCCTCGGGGGGCATGTTGGGCTGCAACTTAACCCCGGTCTTGCCCTCGACCCATGCCTGCCCCTTCGCCATAACGGCGTTGGCAACGAGACCTAACCCGTTAGCAAGGAGCGGCTGAACTATGGCAGCGAGAGCCGGAATCATTACGTAGCACTCGCGGTGTTGTTCGGAACTTCAACCCATGAAAGCGTAGGTTCATCCCACATATATCTTTTGGGAGGGTTGCCGGTATTGACATCAGACGGCATAGGAACAGGGGCTTCCCATACTGCTTTATTAGTATTCAAAACCCAAGAAGGGAACAGTCTAGGTTTCACACGTACAAAAGCATCAATATCAGGATAGTAAGTAGACCCAACTACCCCGTAATTTTTACGAAATGCTCCAACCGCAGAAGTCTGTTTCCATGAATGTCCAGCAGGTAATGTGAACCCGTTTGCTTCTAAGTAAGCAATACCTACCGGTTCAGAATCTGGCATTTCAAGATTATTAACGTCTTCATTTCGTACTTTCAAAACACGAAGCACGACATTGTTAGCGTCAAGTTCTGCAAAACTAGCCATGATTAATTACCACTGAATATTTCCAGAACCAGTAAAAGTGTAGACTCTATAACTACCTATTATGCTTCCACTTCCACCGTTTACGACGTTTGCCGGAGCAAAACTTGCTAGGTAGTAGATATATAGAGCGCCTTGTCCGCCACCACCTGTAGCCCCGCCACCACCATTCCCATAGGTACCACCACCACTTGGCGAACCGGCTTGCCCTCCTGTACCCCCATAACCATAATAAAATCCACCTCCCCCCCAAGGAGGTGGTCCACTATAACTCCCACCGCCGCCACCGCCCCCGTCTGGCCCATATCCACCAGCACCCTCATTTCCGCCACCGCCGCCGCCATAGTACGGTGAATTAGTAACCCCACCGGGATATCCGGGACTACCTGCACCACCCTGACGATTACCGTTACTTGTGTCACCAGCGGCACCGCCGCCACACCAACCGGGGCTACCATCACCGGGACCGCCGCCGTAACTACCGCCAGCGCCGCCCGGGCCTACACTTTGAAAATTAGAAAATGAATTAGTGCCGTCTGAACCGGCAATAGTAACGGTATATGTAGTGCCTTTACTAATAAAAGCGGTAGCCGCCGTAAGACCGCCGCCGCCACCGCCGCCAGCAGCAAGATATTCATTAGCACTACCACCGGTACCACCTGAACCAAATATCCAATACCCAATATTACCCGGTGCAGGGAGTCCGTAATCACGCAGAAAAAGTTGTTGGCTAGTCATACTAATTCCTTAAGTCACATTACCTGCAACAATGCAGTAAGAAGGGTTAATAAAATAAATTGTAGAAAGGCCACGAGCAGACAGAGCAAGTCCTGTTCGATTGGTATCAGTACCTGCGACATACCCAGTCGTGGTTGAAATTGTGATACTGATAACGTTAGTCGAGTTGTTGTAGACCGAAACGATATTGCCTGCTGCAAAATTATTATTTGGTACCGTAATTGTACCGCTTGTCGTCGTAACGACTTTACCCACATCGGTCACAGCAAGCGTATACGCCGCAGTTTTGGCATTAGACGGTACGTTACGAACGTTGCCAATTCCGTCCAGAATATTTGTAATCGTTGCACTAGTACCCGTCAGCGTTGTGATATTTGCAGAGCCAAGTGCAATCGCACCAAGCGTGAAACTATCTGCCGTCAGCGTCGTAATGTAAGCAGAAGTTGCTTGGAACTGCGTAATATTGGCAGAACCGCTCGTTAAAGTCGTGATAGTCGCGCTAGTGCTTGTAAGATTACTAACTGTTCCGTTTGTGTAATTAAGAGTCGTACCACTTAACGTAGTAATGTTTGCACTAGCAGTAGAGACGTTACTGATATAAGACGTTGCCGAAACAACATCAGTACCGTTTGACACAAGAATCTGTTTATCACCCGCAGCAACCGATACACCGGTTTGACCCGAGACTTTGACCGTCACCGCGCCAGTGGTGTTGTTGTAGATGAAGTAGAGTTTCTTGTTAGAAGGAACAACGAGGAAGGTATTCGTACCGCCCGTTCCCGTCATCTCGATATACATGTTACGCGCCACGCCCGTCGCACCGTTCGGGATCGTGATCGTCGTAGTGTTACCGGTGGTCATCGCCTGCGTGACATAGCCTGAAATGGCTTGTTCAATCAGGGTGCCCAGATTGGTATTAGTGGTGTTACCCCAAGACCCCGCTTGATCGCCAGTGCCGATCAGTTCGATAGCAAGGTTGGTTGAATATGTACTAGCCATTTATGACCTCATGCCGCAATAGATGTCCAGCCAGCATTTTGATTCGTATTAATCAAACCCCAGACATTGACGGCTGGCGATTGCGAACCAATGTAACCCGTCGCAGAAACACCCAAAACTATAACATTTGCAGTGCCGGTAACGGTGACCGTGCCAAGTTCGCCCGTAGCCTCAACTCCCGTAACCGGTACGATCTTCTCAAGGAAGACTGTGACTGTACCGATCTCACCCGTACTTTCTACGCCCGTGACAGAGAACTTGCAGTCCAGCGAGAAAGATACAGTGCCAACGTCGCCATTAGCCGATACGCCAGAAACCGTCAGGACTTGATCGGTAACAACAAATACCGATCCTGTGGCTCCAGTACCTTCTACTCCATCCGGATATACATTGATACCTGCTGCAATGTAGACGGTACCAACTTCACCGGTTCCTTCAACACCTGTAACTGACAGAACTTGATCAGTTACAACGAAGACCGTACCAAGTTCGCCGGTTGCTTCAGTTCCTGAGACCGGGACAATAATTTCAAGGAAGACCGTGGCAGTTCCAACCTCGCCCGTGCCTTCAAGTCCGGTTTCAATAACGACTGCATCGCCAACAACAACTTCTTCGCTGAGGAAGATTTCAGCCTGAACGCCGTCAACAGCATGGTTGCTATCTGCCGCAACCGTTACCGTACCAAGTTCGCCCGTCGCTTCAACACCGGTTACAAATACATTTGTTTCGCTAGCAACCGTTACAGAGCCAAGTTGTCCAGTGCCTTCTACACCATCAACAAATACGAGAACATATCCAGCCGGGTCTATTGCTGAAATAGGCGCAACTGAAAATGCCGTAAAACCAAGCATGGTTAGGTTACATTACCTGCAACAACACAAGCCGAAGGGTTGATAAACAAAATCGTAGCAACGCCACGAGTTGCGAGAGCCAGACCGGTTCGGTTGGTATTCGTACCAGCGACGTACCCCGTGGTAGTCGAAATGGTCAGACTCAACGTGCCCGTAGAGTTGTTGTACACAGTTACTACGTTACCTGCGCTAAACGTGTTGTTTGGTACAGTAATCACGCCAGCAGTAAGGTTGATGTGCGTACCGTTGTCAGCCGTTGTCAAAGTGTAGTTAGCACCTTTACTGACTTGCGGGATAGTACGAACCAGACCAAGGCCATCAAGGATATTGGTGATCGTCGCACTCGTACCGCTGAGGGTAGTAATCGTCGCACTTGCACCCTTTAGTTGGGTCGTAGCCGTCGTACCAATCGTCGTACCGGTAATAGTCGTAATATCAGCCGACGTACTCGTAAGGGTAGTGATCGTGGCACTTGCGCCTTTCAACTGCGTCGTTGCAGTTGTACCAATCGTAGTGCCGGTGATCGTAGTGATCTGAGCGCTAGTACTATTTAAATTGGTGATGTTACCGCTAGCCCCTTGAAGAAGGGTCGTAGCCGTCGTACCAATCGTAGTACCGGTAATGGTCGTAATCTGAGCGCTAGTACTATTTAAATTGGTGATGTTACCGCTAGCCCCTTGAAGAAGGGTCGTAGTCGTCGTACCAATCGTAGTACCCGTCAAAGTCGTGATGTTGGCACTTGTAGCGGCAAGATTTGTAATAGCAGCCGAAGTAGCCGCCAAACTGCTTATCGTTACGGTGCCGGTTGCATCACCAAATACTGCGCGAGCAGCCGGATAATCTACAAAGACGTTCTTCGTACCTGCGGGGAAGGTAATCTTCTGCCCACTATTACTAGAAGCCAGCACGGTATCTCGGGACAGGCTAGTACCCGCAGCCGTGTACGTACCGACACCAACTTCCCAGTTGGTACCATCAGTAATGGTGTAATACGTGGTATTGCCATCACCGACAGCAGCAAACGTCTGGTACCCGGTGGCTGCACCGGCCAGAGTGAGTGTGCCACTGCCAGCAGTGGTCGTCGTCTCTAAGACGCGATCCGCAAGTACGAGGGCCATGATAACCCCCGATTAAGCAATACGCAGAATCGCAGTCGTCGAAGCAGCAGCCGGGAACTGGATGGTGAAGTTACCAGCCGTCGAGGTCTTATCAGCCCCGAATGCCAGAACCGCAACAGCCTTGTTGCCTTGCGTCTCGTTGTAGATCAACGCGCCGTTCGCCGTCAGCGTAGCCGAATCCCACGTAATATCTGCAAAGTCAATCCATGCAGTCGTGCTGGTCGAAGTCGGTACCTGCGAGATCGTGAGCGTCTTACCGCCCGCCGTATAGTTCGTGCCCGACGAAGACACTTCATTTGACGTAGTGTACGCAGTCGTAGCCGCGCTCAACGTAGCCGATGAGGTATACAACGCGATCTTGAACACATCCGCAGCGGTCGAAGCGCGAACAACGCCGGTACCAAAATTATGAATACCGTCAAGGATTTCTACCTTGAACGATGTCGCCATTGCTTGAGTGATAGCCATTTCAATCTCCTAAATGCGAAGCCGCATCAACAAAACCATTTTCAGTTAAAATACGCCGTGCATTCATCCTTTCGGAATCCTGCGCCTCTTGCAGGTACCTTATAAGCACCTGTTTTAACTCTTCTTCCGTCTCGGTTCGACGAAGACGATTCAATGCCCGTTCAGCAATCTCTTCAGGTGTATAACCACGATTGCTCGTGGTCTGAACGAACACATTTCCAATTTCCATGCCTGCTGCAAAACTCATGACACAGGAATCCTAACTTGACCAGAACGGTAAGCGTCTTGACGATCCAAGCCGTCACCGAGACGTTTAAGAAGTGCCAAGGATTCTTGGTACTTTTGCTCATAAAAATTCATGATATCAGCCTCACCCTTTAAGTAGGTGTAACCTTCACGAATAGCACCGTAGAGCAGTACGGTTTCAAAATTAGTACCCAACCAAGACGTACCATGCGTCACGATAGACACCGGGTAATAGTAGTAATGCAACTCCGCTGTATACGCCGTATCTGGAGTCGGACCAAGGATCATCGAAGTGTCGTCCCAAATCGCGTAATACTTGGGTTTACCCGTGCTGTTGGGCGGTGGGTACGCTGCACGGATGTAGTTCACATCTTTATTAAGCAGGTACTCGTATTCACCGGTCGTAGGATCAATCACGGCTAACGAGAAAGTTGAGAGCCAGTCAGACGGCAACTGAAAGTATGGGAAACTTGCCGTCATCGTGCCCGTCACGTTCTTACGGATCGCCGGAATCTGAACGGAGTTGTAAATCCGCTCCTCAGCCAGTTGCACAAACGTAGGAATATTGGCTACGAAGGTTTGCTCCGTAGATTCACAATACTCCTGAATGAGTGAAACTAACTGAGAGTAATTCACGGAGTCCAACCCGCCCGGACTTTGCCATTCATCTCAAGGTTGATCTGCGACACGAACTTAGTGCCCTTCGTCGCAGCGCCAGCACCCTTCATTTTCATGTGGGTGACGCCCTTGTTGATATCCGTCTCCGGATAGCCGTTGCGACCCGTTGATTCGGTGTTCGGCTTCGGCTGATTGTATGAGGTGTCCTTCATGTGAATTACCTCGGGCCAGAAGAGCCACGCATCGGGCTACGCTGGTTCATGACCTTCGCCATGCCACGACCATACTTCTTCATTTCTGCGTTGGTCTTACCACCAGCACGCATCTTCTTTACGTCAGCGTCCGGATGGGCACCTTTGCCCTTTTTCATATGCTTCTTCAGCATTGCCTTCATATCCATCTCAGTCTCCTAGGTCGTCACGACCGTTACAGTTC